CGCCTGCATTACCAGTAATGCCACCAGAGACCTCCCAGAAGTCATAGGCAAAGGTAATGTTGAACTCTTCAATTCTGTCCTGCTCTGCCCAATCAAGACCCATTCCTGAGATTTCCTGTGGGAAGATACCATTGAACTGATATGTTCTGATAGGCACGCCAGTCTTCGAGAACTGGACGACCTGAGCAGTAGCTTTATATAGGAGGGGGCTTGCTGAACCAAAAGCTCTGACGTTGCCTTCAAAGCTCTGGATTCTGTTGGACCACTCTTCCATTGCATTTCTGATCAGGAAGTCTTCGTCGTTCATTACTGTTACCTGCCAGGCTCCATACTTTCTGTCACCGGCAAGTTTGATTCTTCTGCCAAAGTAAGGGACTTCCATCACTCCAAGGTCGGCTGGAGGAATGGAAGTTGCCCTGACCATGAAAGGCACTCTGACGTCAGCAACTGAGTTCGCAGGATTCTGAATTGTTACCTGGAACAGGGATGGTCTTGCACCACCCAGGATTAGCTGACTCTTGATCTCATTTACATTAAACGCCATTTTTGAATTCTCCTATTACCTTAGAATTGGCCAACAATTTCTGAGAATTCTACACCAGTTCTGACTGCAACAAAGTTCAGCTGGATGAAGTTGATTGAACGAGCTGGCTTGATGTAGATGTCGCCAACAAACTCGTTGCGATCAATGACTTCAGGCGTGTTGTTTGTTTCATCACAAACAACCTTGAAGTCGTAGATGCCGCGTCTTCCCTGTACGTCTCTTAGGAACGGCTCAATCAAGTTCTTGAACTGAGCTCTTGTAAACTCGTCATTGAGCTCGAACAGCGTAAACTTAGCTGCTGTAGAAATTGCCTTCTCTAGAACAATGAACAGACGACGAACATTGATTCTGTCGAATGCACTTGGCTTAGCAAGCAATGTCTTGTCGCCGTATAGAATTGTTCCCTGACCTGGGAAGGTGACAACTGGGTTGACACCAGCCTTGTAGAGGACGTCTCTGTCGGCCTTGCCTGGATTGTATGCCAGCTTGATGACATTCTTGATCACGCCTCTGTTGAATCCAGCAGGAGAGAACCAAGGATCTCTTGTGTCGTCAGTTCTGACTGCAAGACCTGCCATGTCACCATTGAGAGGAATGTATCTGTAAACGTCGTTGTAGCGGTCATACTGGTACTTGTATCCAGAATCCATCACTGCGTATGATGTTGTTGTCAGAGAGTTTCTGAATGTGATGATGTCGTTTGACTCATCTCTTCCAGTGTTCTGAACCACGTCAGGCTTATCTGGGCTGACGAATGCAACGCAGTCTTTTCTGGTTTCGCAGATGTTGTCGATGATGTAGTTAGCAAGCTGCTGGCCATTTGAACCACCTCTTGCCTTGCCTGCAACAATCAGCGAGATGTCAACGTCTTCTGCAGACTTGAACAGATCGTAACCAGCTGAAAGCACGCTGATTGCAACGTTGTTCTCGTTGTCGCCGTCTGATCCAAAGCCAAATGAGATTGACATTGGCAGAGAGCTTGTTGCAGATGCAATGTTTGTTGCTGTGTTTGAAACAGCTGTCGTGCGATCCTTTGCCCACCAGATGTAGGCAGAGTTGTCGTTGATCACTGTCTTGTAGTAGTTTGTTGCACCTTCATTTGTCTTGGCATCTGTTGCTCTCGAAACGCCACTGAACACCTCGAGGATCGTTCCAGGAACACCTGTGAACTTGCCATCTTCGTCTGTGACAACAACATGCAGCTCGTCATTTGCAGAAGAGTTGCCAAAGTTTGTCACGAAGTCTGATCTACCTGGAGCTGCATCAACGTTGCCGAAGAACTCCCAGTATCTTGTCACGGTGTTTGATGCACTGTTTGTCGTGATGTTGTAATTTGTGTCGAATGAGATTGACAACTGGACCTTTGCAGCAAGCGTGTTTGCCACGTTTGCTACTGAACCAACCGAAGTGACCTTCAGGTACTGCTTGCCAATTGTGCTGTTACCAGCTTCGATGATGTCGTTTACAGAGATCAGACCTGCAATTGTAGATGCAAGGTTTCCGATCTGAGCATTCGTGATCGTTGCGTTAGCTGCGTATACACACAGTGTTGCTGTGTTGCTGCCGGTTGTGAATGCAATGTTAGATACTGCTGCATTTGCCCACAGGTTGTAGGTGTTTGATGTGTTGGCACCAACGTAGTATGAGCTTGATGAGAACTCAATGTTTGAGTTGTACTGATTTGCGCTGTCGCAAACAGAAACCTTCAGTGAGTTGCCAAGATCGCCAGGGAATCTGGCTACATATGCAACTTCTGACCCAAATGAATCGACCTTGATGTCGTAGTCGTCTTCGTTCTTGACGTTGTAGAGAGCGAGGCTTGTTGCCATTCCTGACTGGTTTGCAACTGCGCTGAAGACTGCATTTGCAGAAACGAAGATCAGTGTGTTTGAGCTGACTGTGCCAAGTGATGCTGTCGAAAGAACGATTGCAGTTGTGTTTGACACGTCCGATGTGTTGCCAAGAGAAGAAACTGTAGTTCCTCTTGCAATGTTGTTGCCATACACAAGCATCCCTGCTGCGATGCCAGAGTTTGACACATTTGCAAAACCAGTCACCGTAGTGTTGGCGCCTGATGTTGACAGGGTGCTAATTGCGTTGGAGAATCCGATTGTGTTTGCAGCACGACTTACATACAGCTTGTTGCCATATGCAAGGAAGTTTGCAGCGCTGAAAAACGTTTCTGGGTTGTGGTTAGTAGGCTTTCCAAAGCGGCTGACAAGATTGTTTTCCGAATCAATCAGGATTCTCTTGTCAACTGGACCCCATCTGAAAACGCCCGAAACTGCACCTTCCGTTGTAGAAACGGCAGGAACAACTGTTGTCAGGTCGATTTCAGATACATTTACGCCTGGACTAACTTGAAATGGCATAGTGCTCTCCATAAATTTTAGGTTGTTGAGTCAAACTTTCTGTTATTTATGTTTTCGTGAGTTTGACTACTCTCTCATCCATCTCTCAAAGCTGTCTTGATGCAGCGTAACAATCTCATCTGGATCCTGAGGAATCCCAGAATCAATGAACCCTATTGGGAGAGCCTCTTCTTCAAGAATTCTCGTGTTTTCTGCCAATAGATTGGCTCTGACATCCGTGTTTGACATCTCTCTTATATATGGCTGGTGGATTAGCCAACCAAACATCACAAGGCACATCACTGTGTCGTCATTGCCATCCTCTGCCTCATAACTGTTTCCATTGAGGATGAATCTCGACAGCTCATAAATTACATCGTAGTCCTGGACGATCAGCTTGTCTGACTCAATCAATGTCTTTAGGTTTGCACACCCAATCTTCTTGATCGACTTGGTCGTCCTGACGCCATAGTGAGCCGTTCTCGAGTACCCGCCACTAATCGTTTGACCAGATCTCCCTTTGTTTGTTGTGACCAAGACACCCTCATATTCAAGCTCATAGTGAAGGATGTCTGCCACCTGCTGTCCAATGTCGTTTGATTCCACAAGAACAGTTGCACTGTTGTAAGCCTTTGCCATTGACTGTATGATGTTGGGGTACAACAAAGGGGAAATCAAGTTGTTGCGGTAGATACAACTAATGGTGTACGGGATGGTCGTGATGTCAAAGACGATGAATGCAGAGTAGTCGCCACCAACACCTCTTGCAGTGTCTACTGTCATCACATAGACCCTGTCCTTCTGTGGCTCAGAGTAGATTTTCATGTTCTGAGATGTCTTGATAGGGCTCTTGATAGCAAGCTGCCTTAGCTTGCTGCCGTTGATCAGCGTGTTGGAAGAACCAATGAACTCGCATTCAAATTCTTGTCTGAATTGCTCTTCGCTGGTGTTGCGGATTGTCTCCTGCTTCCACTTCTCATCTCTTCCAGGAACGTCTGACCAATGAACATCGATTCGCTTGTAGCTATTGCGTCCTTCCTCACTGTCAATCCAAATCTTGTAGAACATATTCAGGCCGTTTGGCGTTGATGTGATCAGCACCTTAGACGTGTTACCAGACGAAATTGTAGGATACACAGACGCAAAGAACAACTCTTGCAGGTTGTTTGAAACGAATGCAAACTCATCGAGGTAGATCAGGTTGAACGAACCACCACGAACAGCGCTTGATGATGTTGCAGATGCAAGGATCTTTGAACCGTTTTCAAGTTCAATGTTGCCCTTGTTCCACTCAACAATCCCTTGCTGAAGCCACTTTGGCAGATGTTCGTATGCAAGCTGGATTCTTGAAAGGATTTCTCTTGCCTGCTGAAGTTTGTGAGCAAGGATTGCAACATTGTAGTTTTCGTTGAAAAGAACGAAGTGTAGAATCATCCCTGCAATCGTAGTCGTCTTACCAGACTGTCTAGGCATTTTGCAAATGACAAATCTGTCAGAGACGACCTTGTCAACAATCTCGCTTTGATATGGATACAGGGAGAAGTTGACGAGACCACGGTCAATGTGGACAATCTTGACGTATCTCTCAATGAAGTATTTTGGGTCCTTTGCACACCTGATGTATTCTTGGACCTGCTCAGGTGTAAATGGGATCTTTACGTTTTTGCGCTTTAGATTTTGATTGCCAAGATAGGCATCATTCATTGCCAGCACTCTTGATTAGCTTTTGCAGCTCTGCTGTGCTTCCAACAAACAGGTTGTTGTTGATCGTCTGTGGATTCTTCCCATCCTGCTTCTCAAGAT